GAACGGTGTTGCGCTGGGTTCTGCGATCACCGCCAATGGCGTGTATCAGGATACCGCTGGCTTCAAGTTCTACTGGGCAACGCTGGCGAGTCAATCGGCTGGCGGCGCGTTGACGCTGACTGGGCATGTAAGCTAGTGGTACAATGTACCTATGGTAAGGTACGATGTACCAGTGTGCGAATGTGGCAAGTGTCACCATCGCTGGATAGCAGAGGGCGGCTTGCCTAAGCGGTGCCCGTCGCGGAAGTGCCGATCAGCGAAGTGGAACAATGGGGCGCGTACCTCAGATGGTCAGAGGGTGCAACTACCCCTAAGACGGGACTGCGCAGTCGCAGGTTCAAATCCTGCCCGCTCCACCAAACCTGTAACCGCCTCGTACTATGTTCCGCCACGGTATCGCGCATGAAGCAAACCACTATCATCCTCCAACCGAAGCAACTTGAGCTTGGCAAGCTGGTCTACGCCAAAGGCCCGGAGGCTGCAACGTGGATTGGTGGTGGTGGAGCGCGGGCCGGCGGCAAGTCAGGCGGATTGCAGCGCATCATGCTCGACCGTAGGATGCAGCGACCTGGCACGGATGGCTGTATTGTGCGGCGGGTGTGGGATGAGGTCAAACGCAACCACGTTGACGAGTATATGCGCCAGTGGCCTGAACTGAGGGGATGCTGGCGCGCTGGCGACCATGAGTTTCGATTGCCCAACGGAAGTCGGATAGTCTTTGCCTACGCCGAGAATCAGCAAGAGGTTGACCGCAAGTTTTGGGGGGTGCAGTTCTACGATATCTTCATCGACCAGGCAGAGCAGTTCAGCGAGTACGAGTTGCAGATCATCCATTCGTGCAACCGCTGGCCAGACACGCCGCTGGGCGAGTGCAAGACGGGCCTGTTCTTCAATCCGGGCGGGGTTGGGACTGAGTTCCTACGGCGAATCTTTGCGCAAAAGCGATTCATCGGCAATGAGCGACCGAGCGACTATGCGTTCGTGCATCTGTTCGGCTGGGACAACTTCGTGTGGTTCACCGGGCTTGGACTGACTGCAAAGCAGTTCTACGCGATGGAGAGCATGTGCAAGGGAGACGGAGCGGCGGACTCGATGTGTTGCCGGTACCACCTGTTTACCGAGCGCACCGCTGAGGGCCGCAAGCTCAACGCTATGCCTCAGAGTCTCCGGGCTGGACATCTACTGGGGTCGTTTGACTCATTCGCAGGGCAGTATTATGCCGGTGTTTGGGATGAGTCGAAGCTGATTCTGACCGCACAACAGGAATCTCAGTTGATTCAACCGTGGTGGCCGCGATGGATGGCCCACGATGATGGGTTTGTGCATCATGCGGCGATTGGCTGGGCGACTACGGGCAAGGTTGCTCCAAAGCTGTTTGAGCAGGTGTTCGGTGTGCAGATTGCCGAGCCTGTTCCGGTGGTGGTGATCTACCGTGACTACGCCGTGCAAGAGGTTGAGCAGGGAGAGTTGATCCGGCGCTGCGTTGCGATGATGAGCGCGGATGAGAAGAAGCAGACCAAGCGGTACTTCCTGAGTCCAGAAGCCGATGAGGACGACTCGCGGGGCCACAACACGAAAGACATCATCGACGAAGAGTTGCGCCGTGCTGGTCTGCCATACTCGGAAGATGCTGACAATATACGGATTAGCGGCTGGCGTTATCTGTACGCGATGATGAAGAAGACCGGCGACGTGCTGGCTGGGAAGATGAACCCAACTCGGAAGGACGATGATTTCGAGACGGAAGGCGGGGGTTACTCACTGAATACCCCACTGCTTTTCATCTGTTCGCGCTGCACGGATGTTATTGAGTCGATCCCAATGCTGATACGGGACACGAAGCATCCGGGCAAGGCTGAAGACGTTTGGAAGCAGCCCACCAAGGCGGATGACATCGGCGACATGGTGCGGTATCTGTGCAAGTCGATGCTGAAACAGGCGAGCGTACCATTGGCGGTGCAGCGTCAGGAGTTTTTCGAGGCGTTGGGTGATGTTTCCATGCAGTCGAAGGGGATGGCTGTGCTAAGATTCGATGCAGAGCACAAGCAGCGGAGGTCGTCATGGTCGGCGCGACAATAGTTCTGAGCATCCTACTTCTGGCGGCAGTCTACGTTGCCTGGTCGTACCGGAGGGATTATCTGACCGCATACGGAGAAGGTTTGGCTAATGCAGCCCTAGCCGAAAAACATTTTGCGGCATACGAAGCCGAGCAAAAGATTTCATCCGAGTGGAAGTTGCGCTATGATACGCTTGTAGAAAAGTTGCGCACCCAGGCTGCGAAGTCGGATGATGGCATTATCCACGTTCGCAACTCAGGCGATGTTCGCAGAGTGTTTGAGCAGCAGGTAGCACAACAGATGGCCGCAGCGGAGAAAGCACAGGAGAATTGACATGGAACGAGTACGAGCAAAATTCACAGTGAGCGGTATTCTGAAAGATCAGGTCGGCAATGTGGTGGTCAAGCTCTATGCGGTATACAAAGGGGATGAATCCAGTCCCGAAAACGAGAGCTTTTCCAATTCCACACCGTCAGGGAGCGTCGAACTGACAATCACCAATCCAGCCGCCAGCGAGTTCTTCGAGAAGCTGACTGGAAAGTATGTGTATCTGGACTTCACAGACGCAACCGCAAGCTAAAAAGGGAGAATTGACATGGCAATGGGACTGAACAAGCTGGCGAATCCGATGGGCAAGATGCAGGATTCAATGTCGAAGATGCGCGAACCTGCCGAGAAGAAGTCGGAGGGCGAGCAAGAGGGAAAGTCTCCGATGGAGATTCACGATCACGGCGACGGCACGTTCCACACCATCAAGGACGGCAAGCAGGAAGAGCATCCCGATCTGCTGCACATGACAACCCATGTGGCGCATGAGCATGAGCCGGAGTCCGATCACTTCCATGCCAAGCATGACGGCTTCGAGCATGAGTCTCACGGCGTTCACGCCAGCGGCGAGCATGAGGAGACGAAGCAGCATCCTGACGCCGCCGAGCTTGGCGAGAATCTCAAGCAGTTCTTCGGCGAAGAGGCACAGGAGCCGAAGGAAACAGGATCAGAGGAATCAGCGCCTTTGGGCGGCATGTAAAATCAGCAATACAGGAGCCTTACAATGTCACAAACGAAGTTTTCCGGTGAGTTCAACGCTTGGAATTATGCCTATGGCGTCAATCCTGACATCCCGGCATTTGAGGTGATTGCTGGCAACTCTGCGGCTGGCACCTACGCTGTAACGCTGGCACTGGGCGTCGTCTACACCCCCGATGGCAAGCCCGTTTCTCCCGTCGTTGGCATTCCGATCACGATTGGATCGGGCATCAACGCCGAGACGGTCACTCCGACTGGCGTATCGAACCCAACGCCAACGGTGTATGGCACTTGCATCATCACCGCTGTATTTGGCTTTGGGCATGGCGCGGGCGACCTCGTGAAATCCGGCGACTTCGGTTTGCAGGAAGCGGCAACGGCGGCTCTTGCCTACGGCGGCGGCTTGGTTGTTTGCGACCGCAGACTGTGGAACGCGGCTGGCCTCACCACAAACGCCAACTTCACAACCTTTGTGACCGCGTACAAGGGACTGGGCCTGGGCGTGACAATCCTCAACTGGGGCGGAATCAGCGGCGCACTGAGCTACACGGCTGCGAGCGGATCGTCCTACGCCAGCACAACGCTCACGCTCTACTAATGCCGGCACAATCCAAGTCGCAACAAAGGCTGTTCGCAATGGCGGAGCATAACCCAGGCTCGCTCTACAATAAGGATGCGAGTCTGGGGAAACTCTCCCATCAGACGCTTCACGACTTCGCGGCGACGAAGCGCGAGGGATTGCCAGAGCGAAAGAAGGGCAAGATCTACGGGGGCGATTGATGGACTTGAACGATGCCATCAACGCAGTCAACGATCCCGAACTGGAAAAAGGGAACGAAAAGCTGCGGTTTGTGCGCGAGCAGATGGAGACAATGTGGCGTGAGAAGCGCGAGCGGGAGATTTCCTGCCCCTACTGTCTCTCAGTCGTTCCGGTGGGCGCTCCTGTGTGCTGTGGAACGCTACAGAGGGCAGTAAATGCTATTCTTCAAGCGCAGGACGCAGTAGACCGGCTGGACAAGGCGCGGAGGATACAGGAAATTGCCAGACTCAACTAGCCCCGTGCAGGAAGAGGAACAGTACGCCGACGAAGTTGCGCCGGATGATGTTCCGCAGTCTGACGAACCGCCAACCTACGGCAAGAACAACCACGACCTTCCCGACTTGCTCCAAGACGCTTTCGACAGACTGGTAAAGAAGTTTCAGGCGCGAGACGTTTACGACCGGCGTATTGAAGTGCTGATGGATCGCATTCTTCGCTTCTATGATGACGGGGTGCAGCACGTCTACCCGAACTGGGGAACGGGGGTCTATCAGGTTGGGACGGCTGGCGGATACGTCAACGTCGGCAATGGAAAGTCGATTGAATGCCCTGAGTTCATGGGGGCTTACAACATCTTCCGCATTCGCCGCAGGTCGCTCGATGCGGTGTTGACGCAGAACGAACCTGGAATTGACTTCACACCCGATCAGCCTGAATCCGAGGACATTGAAGCTGCGGAGACGGCGGAGGGTTTCAGGCATCTCTTCGACCAGAATAACGACATCAAGAAGATTCAGCAGGACATTGCCCGGATGTTCGAGCTTTCTGGCCGCTGCGTTTCATGGACGAAAACTCTTAAGTCGAAGGCATCGTTTGGCGAGGATGACAACGGTGCGCGGTCGATGGAGACGGCGAAGATTTACGGGACGCTTGAGAGCAAAGTCCCTATCGTCTGCGATGCGTTCATGCCGAATGCGCTCTACTGTTTTTTGTATGACGACCTCGACGCCCTCACCGCAAAAGCGGAGAATGATTGGATTAAGGATGAGATCGCACCCGGCGAAGCGGGGTTGGGCGAGTCCGACTGGGAGCGGTATGCCAGAATCGGGGCGCGGCAAGCGAAGAAATCGTACTACCTGACCGGAACGGCTTTGTCGTATCTGACCACCGAGATGAACTGCTTTCTGCGGCCCGGTGGGTTCACTGACAAGTCGATGGATGAGCCGTACACCGGCGAGATGCCTGACAAGTCGATGTCGGACGGAACGAAGACCATTCAAGAGATGATGGAGATGCTGTACCCCGATGGGGCGCACGTCAAGTACATCGGGAAGACCTATTCGGAGTCGTGGAACGAATGCCCAGACGATGCGCTTGATGTTGGGTTCCCTGTTGAACGGGACGGCATGACTGGCGGCGCGTTGATGGAGCCGGACAAGGTTGTGCAGGATGCGTTCAACGATTATATGAACGCCAAGCGCGAGAACTATGAGAAGGGGTGGAGCTTCACCTATTTCAATGGAGACGAGCAGGACTGGGATGCAATGCAAGACCAGCGTTCTAAGCCTGGAAGTTGCGTTCTCCTGAAATCGACCGATCCAAATACTCCGCTGGAAGACAAGTTCTACCGCGAGCCGCAAGCACTCTCCCCGGCGGGGTTTGATGAGGCGATTGAAGAGTTGCGCGGGCTGAGCCAGGAGCTTGTTGGGGCGTTGCCTGCGTTGGAAGGACAGTCGAAGGCCGATCAGACCGCATCTGGGCAGGCGATGGATCGCTCTCAGGCTATGGGGATGCTTGGCCCTGCTTGGGCAAACATGCAAAAGATGTTCTGCGGAATCTACACAAAGGCCGCATTGCTGGCATCCAAGAATCCCGATCATGGGTCGGAGATTGTTGTGACCTCTGGCGACGGCAAGAATGTAACGCTGAAACTCGAGAAACTGACGAAGGGCAAGTTCCACGCGCATACCAGCGAGTCGAGTTTTCCTGAGTCTACTGCGTCGAAGCGGGCGAACCTGACAACCCTGATTACAATGGCGGCGAAGTCTCCGATTGGTCAGACATTATTCGAGTCGCCTGACAACTGGGAAGAGTTCTTGGAGTTGAACGGCAACCCTGATTTGAAGCTGATTCCGGCGATTGCGTACAAGAAACAGACGCGGGAGTTGGAGATTCTGTTGCGTGAGCCGCCAGTACCGAATCCAGCGGTTGCACAATACAACTTGCAACACGCCGCAGAGACGCTACAGGCCCGCGCTGGCGGGATGCCCGATCTTCCCTATCAGCCTCCGCCGCCGATGATTACCAGCCTCATGCCGGAGATGGACGACTATCACCAATGGGAGTCGGCGAAGTGCCAGGAATATCTATCGAGCGAGGATTGCTGGATTCGTCAGAATGTTGGCGAAGCATCTGCGATTGAGCAAGCGAAACTGGGCGTGCAGAATGTTAGACTGCATAAAGCAGTTCACGATCAGATGATGGCACAACAGCAGCAAGCGGCGGCGGCGGCGCAACAGCAGATGAAGCCGCCGAGTGAGTCGATCAACTTCAAGGACGAATCGCCAGCCGACCGAGCGCAGATGAATGCTCAGGCTGGAATCAAGGATGCAGCACCGGAGGCGCAGCCGGGAGTCGCAAAGGCAGCTGCCGCACCGGGGACACCGGGAACCGCAACAGTTTGAATCCTCTAAAGGGAGAATGAAATGGCAGATGACGCAGTAGTTGACGCGGTAGTTGAAGAAGTAGCAGAGTCGATAGAAGGCGCGGAATCCGTTGAGGGCGCAGAGTCAACCGAGGGCGCGGAATCTGGCGGAGAGAACCTTTCCGGTGCGCCACTATGGAAGGCGATCAAGGATTCCTTCGTTGGCAAGGACGCCAAGACGACTGCGCAGGTGCGTAGGGCGCTCTTCGATGCGTCTGAGATAGGGAAGCGCCACCCCGAAGGCTTGAAGGGCATTGACGCGGTACTGGAGTCTGTGAAGAAGCTCTCTGCGGACTCTGAGACTCCCGATGCAATGCCGGTTGAGCAGGTGATTGAAGAGACGTTACAGGAGAGGACTTTCTGGCGCGACTTCGACACGAAGTTCCAGTCCGGCGACTCCAGTTTGATTGAGCAGATGGCTACGGCGAACCCTGAGAGCTTCCAAGCGCTCATCCCGGCTGCGATCAACAAGTTTGCCGAGGTCAACCCAGACGGATATAGCTCCATCGTCTCGAAAGCGGTCTGCCAGTACCTCGCGGATCAGGATATTCCGCTGCAAATCAAGTTGCTCGACCGGATTATACCGACCGAATCGACCGATCCTGCCGTGCAGCAGTTGATTGAGGGCTACGGAGTCATTAAGAAGGCGTTGGATGGTCTTTCCGCGATGGCCGCAAAGCCTCTTGCCACTCCGAAGGCGAAAGAAGAGGCCGCAAAGCCGGGCGATACCGCATCGCTGGAAGATCGGGAGATGCGCGTCAAGGACATTGAGTGGAACCGCGACGTTGCGGCCACAAGCAACAGTTTGATGGTCACGGAAGCGCAGAAAGTCCTTGGCAAAGGCAAAATAACGCAGGATGAGGTCAATTCCATCAAGTCGAAGGTCAAGGAAGAGATCAATGCGCGGATTTCGGTCAATTCCAACTATCAGCGCGATATCAAGTCGTACCTGAAGGCAAACAACAAGACTCAATACCTCATGCGTGCCAATTCCGAGCATAAGAAGATTATCACTGGCGGGGCTGTAAAGAGAGCCATTGACGATGTGATCGCAGGGCGCAAGACGGCCCCCAAAGTTGCGGAGAAAGTAGCCTCCACGGTAGTAAAACCGGTAACACAGCAGACGCAATCGACCCTCAAGTTCGAGCGCATCGCTGGGCCTCCGGTAACACAGAAGTTGAAGGTTGATTTGGGAAGAACGCCTCAGTCAATGCTCGTAAAACGACAGGCGTATATTGTTGGTAGAGCAAACCCCGTAACCTGGGGACAGAAGTAGTGGTATGATGCGGATGTGTAGCAGAGCGAAACGGTTGACAGAGTTCCGAATCTCCTAAATCGTGTAGTCATCGTTTCGTGGCAGGGCTTCCAGCATGGCATACACCCCAGAAGGGTGAGCGCATGAGGATGAATCTCAAACTGAGGTTTTCTCATGGGCATCGCCAATAGTATGCAAGCCTTAGCGTCCGAGCAGGAATATGTACGCCCGGAACTTGAAGATTTGAGCCTGAGCGCGTCGGTACTTCGCAAGCGCATCCAGAAGAACACTTCTGTGAAGCCGGTTTCCGACCGCCCATGCCGAATCCCCACCATGCCGTCTCGCGGCGGCAAGCCTCGCGTTGGTAACATGAACGGCGCGGATATGGGCATCGGATCGGGGCCGACTCAGGTTCCTGGTCAGTTGACCACCACCTGTTTCATCCATGCTTTCAGCTACACCCGGCAGGCCGAGTACGCGACCGATTCGGATGAGAAGGCGATTGAGAACTTCGCCACACTCACCCGCTCGATTGCTCCAAAGCTGTTTGCCGACTTCCTCGACATCACGCTTCAGGGTGACGGATCCAACACGCTCGACACCATCGTTTCGCTGGTAGCCGAGGGCGGCAACACGGTTGGGCTGGTCGTGAACAACGCCAACTTCTTTCTCGACGATCAGGACATCGACGTTTGGACTGCCATTGCCGGCGCTTTCGTGGTGACGTTGACTGTGCAGGACTCGGACATCCTCTCGAACACTATCTGGCTGGCAAACCCTGTTCCGACTGGCACTGTTGCCATCGGGCAGAAGCTGCTTGTCTCCGGCTCGTCTGGGCAGGCCAACTCCGGCATGTTCGGCCTTCGCTACTATCAGGTTGGCACCAACACCGGCAACTGGATGGGCGTACAGCGTTCGGCGTGGCCTGGGAAGTACAACACTCCCTCGGTTGCGGTGAATGGCGCTCTTACCCCGCAGATCGTTCGCGCACTTCAGACCCAGATGGAGTTTTCAAAGGGGATGGACATTGAAGATGAGGACTTGGTGGCCCACGCTACCCCGTCCGAGCTTGCCGCATGGGAGCAGAACGCGCTTCTCGTGCAGCACATCGACATGGCGCAACTCAAGGGCGATGAGTCTGTGGACATGCTCAAGCGCAAGACACCCTCAACCATCGGCGGACGCGAGTTCCTTCCGAACCCCCGCGCCCTTCCCGGCTACATCGACTTCCTGGCCCTGAAGAACGCTTTTCAGATTCAGACCAAGGCTGACGATTTCTACGACGTTGCCGGACAGACTTTGTTCGGTGTCATCGGAGCAAGCGGCGGTCAGGCCAGCGCGGTAGTGTTTTATATGTTGACTGAAATGCAGTTGGGAATGACGCAGACGCGAGAAAATGCCTTCGCGTCCGGCATTGCAATCCCGGCCGGCATTCTGGGGCAGGCGTAATTGGCTGAAAACTTCCAACTCGCGGGCGAGATTCCCAAGCCGACACAATGGCTTGGGAATCCGTCTCCGAGTGTGATGCGAAGGTTTGGCTGCAACCCTTATGGCGAGCCGCTTTTCAGGATCGTTTTTGCGCCGTCCGTCAAGATGCTTTGCGGCGGCGAGTTCTCCGATGGATATGTCGGGTATCGCGTTCGTCCGGCGTACCGGCACATCGGCAATAAGTGGATCATGGAGAAGTGGATTTCAGGATTTGACCACACGCTGATGACGGAGGAGCAGTACAACTTGAAGTTCCGCGATCCCTATACTGGGCTGGTTTCGACTGGGCCGTATCCTTCGCGGGGAGTGTATTTTCAGTGCCACACGTTTGAGTTTTCGCAGCCTGGAGACGGTGGAATCGACACCATCATTGCGCTGGTCAAGAAAGCCAAGACGAACGATCCTATCGAGAATGCGCGGGCAATTCGGGCAACGCGTGAGTACGGAGAGAAAGAGCAGCAGCAGAGACGGTTTGACAAGATCAAAGACTTGATGCCGGTGGCCGGGATTCGTGCGGCAAACATCGGCGGGATGGTGAAGAAAACGAAGAGTCTTCCCGTGGACAAGACAGCCAATGAACTAGGGCTGCCACTACGGGGAGCAACACAGATTCGACCGGAGAACCTACATTATGCC